TGCGACCTACTGATTACGAATAAGATGTAATAAATACTTCCTATTCAGCAAAACCCCCATGCATCAAGGCTTTCGAGGTTTTCGAGAGCCTTATTTTATTTGTCTTACTTTCCCTAATTTACCCCAATTTGTCTTATTTTTTCATACTGGTTGCAACCAAACTTGAACCACTAAGCAGCCTAGTTTGTGTATTTACTAGGCTGCTTTTATAGTGGTTTATTTACTTTTATTCTTTTGCCCTCATACCTGCTATCCACAGGTCAAGAACCTTGCTTTCCGCAGCGTCGGGGTCGCACATGTACGCCTTGGCCATCCTCACATAGTTACTTACGTCACTGCCAAGAATTTCTACAAAATCGCTATGTAACATATTCATGACATAATAGAAGTCGCCTTTGCATTCGATGCCGTTCTGCCCAGCAAGCTGGCTGGTCTGCTCATACGTCCAATGACCACCGTGCGTGCCGTCTACGTTCTTCATCTTAGAGACTGCCATCTTAGCCAGTTCTTCGTCAAAATGAGGACCGTAGGCGATTTTGTGCAGCTCATAAGCTGTGTTCCAGAAAATATCCGGGCAATGCCAGCGTAACTTTTCCAGTGCCTCGCAAGCCACCTCTTCCATCTTGAGTATCTTCGCTTCGTCATGCTCGACGTGCTGCCAATACTTTTTTAGCTTGTGCATGATACTTACCTCCTACGCCAGACGAACAACGCTCAAGGAAGCGTTGCTGATAGTGCCTGCCGCCGTAGCCTGCACCTGCAGCTCCGAGTTGTTGTTAATTACGCAACAACTCGGCAGAACGCGAATCAGCGTAGCAAAGGAAATATTATAAGTATCGCCTGCTGCACCTGTCACTGTTGCTTCTGCTCCCGGTACCGCTACACCATTACGGACAAGTCGCAGGCCGATGTCGCCAGCTGCGGTCGGCGTTACGTCGGCGTTCAGCGTCACGAGGTACAGACCTCGGAGCAGGTTCACGGCAGCAGCGCCTGCAACGTGCCCGATTGCCACGCCGGTCAGCAAATTATTGGTAGGAAAATTCACGAACCCGTTCGCCGCCACGGTCTGCGCCGCAGTCACAACGGTTGTCAGTGCAGATTTTTGATTACAAGCCATTTTGCTCACTCCTTTATACAATCAAGGTATCACAAAAACACCTTTAAAAATCTTGCTTTTTTAAAGCAATAGGGACGGTTTGCACCGTCCCTAGCAGTGCAGTTAATGCACATTTATGAAGTTATCAAGCCAACTGCTGCTGATAAGCACAGCCACAAGCACCAGCTACGTTAGCAGCAATGCTCTGATATGGGCTATTTGTCAGATAAGCGGGCTGCGGGTAAGGTCTCAGCGTACCGATAAGGGTTGCATTCTGTGCCTGTTGAGATAAATGGAAATTAGCTGTCTGCAAGTCACGGTCGCGGTCTGCGAGCTTGTCGCGCAGGTCTTGGATTTGGTTGGCAATCAGAACTGCTCTGGTCTTTTCGCCGTCCTCTTTCACTGCATTGACAATATCGCAGGTGTTACGTGCGTTCTCGTAACGTACTGCGTCGATGTTTCGGTTCGTTTCGCAGCAGCACTGTTGAGCGGCGAAACGATTTTGTGCAATCTCGCTACCAAGCTGATAGCCAGTCTGCATAATGTCACGCTGTACGCCGTTAAAGCCATTCAGCATGGTAGTGTTTTGAGCATAGAAGCCGTCGCACAAGCCATTCTGAACGCCACGAATACCGTCTTTAATATCTTGCATGGAGAACTGGTCTGCAATCTGGTCACGAGTCATGCTGCCGTTTGCAAAGATTTCAGCACCCATGTTGCCACGATTGTTCCAGTTGCCTCCCCAACCGCCCATCATTACGAAAATAATGAGAATCCATGCCCACCAGCCGCCGCCGAAGCCCATGCAGTCGCCATAGCCGCGGTTCATGTCCATTACAGGTACTACACCTGCGCCGCCATTTTCTAACGTCATGATAATTCACTCCTTCCGATGATATATGCGAACTCTCTGTGCGCATCAAAGAGTTAAGCCGAAATTAGATAACATCTGCTGAAGCTGCTCGTCGCTCATGCCACGTTGCTTCGCAAGGTTGCGTACAGTTTCTTTCAACTGTACCTCGTTTTTGCCTTTGCCCATCTGCATAGCGCGCCCCATCATAGGATTCTGCTGCGCCATTTGCGTAAGCATCTGCATTGGATTGCCACTATTCTGTAACATTGCCATTATTTGCATCGGGTTCATGGTTCATACCTCCTAGCTGTTTTTCTAATTTATCCACACGTTGAATCAAGTTATCAACATAACTTCGTTCGGCATATACAACTTGTTTCTGCTCCTGCGGATTACTTAATTGATAAACTCTGAATACAGGCAGCCCGTTGAGGTCTATAGACTTCTCATAAATCTTTCCCTCCGCCGGGCATGGGAAGAAAGTGCTACTGCCGTCAAGGTCTATCTGTGCAGCCTTTGCTTCATCTATACCAGTCACCACTCTGCCTTTTAATGCTTGAGGCATCTGGCTCATAGGCATTTGCGGTTGCTGATACATCTGCATCTGTTGCTGCAAATAATTTAATCGCTGTTGCATCTGCGGTGCAGCTCCCACATAAGGATTCGGTGTGTATTGTTGTCCGTACATTGTTATCACCTCACACTTATATTTTGCGATATTTTTGTGAAATCGTTCTATCAACATTCCCTCATCATTCAGACATTTATTTTGTATTTGACGCATAAAAAATAAGCCCCTTAAGCATACGATACAACGTCGTATACTCAAGGGGCTTCATTTTATCCTAGATTTCAAAACACGTAAAACAGACTCATATGCAGCAGCAATATCACGCTCAACAGTCTTGTCGGAAATATTCATTTCCATACCAATCTGGTAATTCATAAGCCCATCGACAAATCGCTTCTCGCAGATAACGTGTTGCCGAGGGCTGACTTTTGCTTCGTGCAGAACGGCGTAAAACTCTTCTCGCGTCGAATTATGCAGCCAGTCCCTTGCACGCTTTTTGAAATCATCCATATTATGTTGCGATTGCCACCGCTAAAGCGCCGCCTAGCAATACCCATGCTATGTTGCGCTGTGTCTTAATTATCCGTTGCTGCCTTTTTACCTCTTTCTCGTACAGTTCTAGTGAGTCGTTGGCAGTCTGCAATAGCAGTTCGCTGCTGCTCGATTGTTGCTTCAATGCTGTCAGCTCTGCTTGCAGCTTCTCGGTTTGCAGCCTCGCTTCGTTCAATGCTGCTTGCGACTTCGCCAGCTCTGCTTTCAGCACTCTGCAATCCCTCGCTAATTTGATGTTGCTGCTCGCGAGCTGCTCCAATCTCGTGTCTAACAGTGTCAGCTCCGACTCCGTTATCGTGTACTCTGCTTCCTGCGAAGAAGTAGACGCCTGCACAGATAACGGCAGCGCCAGCAATAAGCATAATCCAATGGCTTTTAATAAATTCTTTAGTTTCATTCATTGTTTACCTCATGAGATATAGCTGGGGACAAATTGTCCCCAACTACTAGTAAATTATAAACCGAAATAGTGATGCAGTGCTCCTAACGCAAAGCCCAGCACAAGTCCAGCCAGAAATTTTTTATCAGTGACATACTCTACAAATTTGTCAAGTTTCTCCATCATCGTCTATTCACCTCACTTTCTCAATGCAGTCTATACCATTCAGCGTTGCCGCGAATGGTCTGCATCTTTTCATAAAGCTTTCTACCAGGACAAGCAGTCGCCATAAGGTCTCTGTGCCCTACCACGACGTTTTTTGCCGCCGTCAGGTTGTAGATATTGCACAGCTCGCCAATGAGCGCAGAGAGGCTGTTAAGCTGCTCTGGCGTGGGGCGTGCAATCTCGAAGTTACCACACACATGGATGCCGATTGTATCTCGGTTGCGTCCGTAAGCGTGCGCTCCCACGGCCCATCTAGGTCTGCCTCGCTCGATTGTGCCGTCCTTGCGGATGACATAATGGTAGCCGATGCCAGCCCAGCCTTGCGCCTTATGAGAGGCGTGAATCTCCGCCGCCGACAGGTCATCGTCCGTCGGATTGCCTGTATGATGCACCACAATCATATTGGTGCTCTGACGCTCATTTAAGCCGTCAAAATCAAGGTGTGTTTCTTTAACAATTACCTTCGCCGTTTTCATCACGCTCCTTGTCGTCTTTTTTGTCCTCAAATTTGTCGGGAACGCCGTTGCCGTTTACGTCGACAAAGCAGCCTGCAATGAAGGTCACAAAACCTATCATAGCAGGACCAATCATCTCTTGGATTACCGCCAGCAAGTCGCCCATCACAATCTTGCCGTAGTAGGCCTGCCAGCACCACGCACCGTAGTATGTCAGCACCAGCAGTACAACTAAAGCAAAATAGGACACTATCATCCATTTGATAGGCGACTGCATATCATTAATCCTGTTCTTGGCTATATCTAAATATTTCCCGACATAGCCTTTAATCTTGTTCCACATAAGCTATTCACCGCCTTTACTGCCGCCGCAGTGACAGCATTTACGCAGTTCGTCCAGCTCTTCTTTAAGCTCTTTGTAGCGGTGCCAAAGGCTGTCAAGCTGCTGGTCTACCTTGCCCTGCTCGATACGCATTTCGTTGATAAGCCCTGCCAGTTCCTTTAGCGCATTTGTATTGTTATCAATGCTTTGGTGCAAGGATTGACTATCCTGCCTGTGCATATATACAACGATACATACCGCTGCCAGCGCAGGGCCGCTCACAATCATACTAAGAACCTCTTCTAATCCCATAGTTACCTCTTATAGAAAAAATTAAAGTATAGTTACGGAATTTCGACCATTTTCCGCAACTATACTTTTTTATATTTACCGTGACGGTTGCCACGGCTCCCCGACTAATTAGTCATCATCAAGCAGCGGATTGCCCGCAAACTCTTTCTTTTGTTTTTTGTTCAAGGTTTGCTTCATGCGCTCGCTAGTGCTCATCTGCATATCTTTGACAGCCTTTCTAAGCTGTGAGCCTGTAACGCCAGCCTTACGTAGCTTAGTGAGTTCCTCGTCCGTCAGTTTGATGCCATCGGCGCGTTTCCTTGCAGCTTCCATGAGCAGTTTCTGGCGAGCGTCTTTGCTTCTCTGCTTATCTGTGTAGAGCGCAGAGGTCATATCTGCTTCCACGCTTTGCCCAACAGGTCTAAAGCCCATAGATTTAAGGTATCGTTCTGTGCCTTTATACTTGTAAGACACCTGCCCCTTGCTGTTAGTGCTATAACCTCTCACTGCTTCGGCAATATTGCCAAGAGCAGGGTTTAAAGCCTTTGTCGCTTTAATATAATCGCCGGACGCAGCACTGTTAATGCCGTTCCACGCCACGCTTCCAGCAGGGCCAAGAGCATAGCCCAGCAGCGAATCGCTATCCGGGAACATTCCGCCCATGCCCACGCGACGTGAAATGTCAATTCCGAGGTTCGAGAAAATGCCATAGATAATTGTTCTAGTCACTGGGGTGTCTCCCATGTGTTTAAACAATTCCTCTTTCAAAACAGTTGACGGTTTATAGCCTAACCATTTTTCAAGAAGTTCGTCCAGCCAGTCGCCACCCGGCAAGCCAGCGAAGCCTGCCATCAGAAAATACGTTGCCCAGAAACGAGCCTTTTGCGCTTTCGTGCCTTTGCCGAAGTATGGGATAAGTGAACGCATCAGCTCCCATTCTTTCATGGGGTATTTTTGGAACAGCAGAGCCAAATCGCCGAACACCGTGCCGCTAATCATCTGGTTTACGCCCGGAGCATCAGCAGCGCCGTAGTCAAAGTTGGCTTCGCGGTTTATCTTTTTGGCGTAAGCAATAGCCTGTTTATGCGTCTTGCCTTCGTCGATAGCTTGATAATAAGCACCGAGGGTAGTTACTTTTCTCGTAATCTCATCGGCTTTTTTGAAAAGGAACATGCCTTTTTCGCCAGCCGCGTTGACGTAAGCCTTAATCTGTTGGAAAGAGCTTTCTTTGCGTCCCTCAATAGCATTTCTGCGTTTGGAGAAACCGCTCGGAGTATCAAGTCCAATGTTATAAGGTACGCCTGCTTCGGCAAGGACTTTTCTGTCCGTCATGCTCATACGCTTTGCCGCCTGCATACCAGTAGCGGTATAACTGCCAATCAAGCCGTAAGTATTTACGAGCTGGGTTACACCTACGAGAGCAGATGAAATGTTGAGGCAGCCAAGCAGGTTCTTACTCAAAAAGCCGTTGATTCTGCTTGCCAATGCAACGCCGAGTCTGTCGCCGTACTCTGCGTTAACATGCTTTACAATCCAGTCGTTTTTAGCAAGCGTAGTGTTTATAACTTGCTCCAGATAATTCGGCGTGCCATTGTTGTAGCGCATATAGCGTTTAATGATATTAGCCATGGCTTCTTTACCGCCATACTCTTTGTCGAATCGTCCGAAGGTCCTCTCAAACAGCTTAGTTGCCTTGCTCTTGGCTGGCTGCAACGCGCAGTAACGGGACGACGACAGCAAGTATCTGTCAATCGTCGTAATAACGTCGGAGTTATAGCCTACCCTGCCTTTTCTATGTGCAAGGTTGCCGAAGAATCTGTTACGAGCCGTGCGGCTCACAGCTCCCTCCAGCACCTTGCGTGCTTCGGGCACGCTCATTTTTGCATTGTCTACGAGCGCTCGTTGCAAGCGGATATATTCAGCGTCGCTGACAACCAGCGAGCCTTTGCCGCCTTTTGCGTCCTCGCCGCCACCAAGTACATTGTTAGCGTCGAACAGTTTCGGCGCAATCTGGAAGTCGATTTTGTCACCGCCGTTCTTTTGCAGCATCTCCGCAACCTTATAGGCTTCTTTTAATGTTTTGCCGCTGCCGACAGGAACAAGTCCCTCTTCCGTTCTAGCCAACACCATCCACTGCTCGTAAAGGTGCGGCAAGTAACCAGTAATCTTGCCTATTGGCGGCACTGTGCGTTTCACCTTTGCTTCAAAATACGTTGCACCATCTTCGCCGCCGATGTGCTTCTGCACAATGTTTGTGACCTGCGCATAAGGGCTGTTTTGCAATTCTTTGAGTTGCTCTGCGGTGAGCTGTTCTTTCGCTGCGCTGGTATAAACCTTCGGCTTGTCATAGCGCACTTCATACTCGCCGCCAGAAGCGACGTTGACTTCTTTAAGCGGCTTCCATTTTGTAAATTCTTCACCGTTAGCCTGCCATTTGACTGCAACTTGAATGTTCTCCAAGAACGGCTCTTTGGCGAGCTTATTGAGTTCGTTGCCGCTGACAGTTTCGTGAATATGCTCCAACCCCCTGTGAGCGTCGTTGACAGCCTCCCAGACGTTGCGGATAAGTTGACGGGTACGAGAATATGCGTTGCGTACATTCTTGTTATAGCCAGCATCCTTGAGCTGTTGCAAAGTGTATTCTTTTTGTGCCATCTCACCTGTCATCATAAGCTCAACAAAGTTATTCATATCCTCTGCTGATTTCAGCTCGGTGATAGAAGTTTGGAACTGCTTACGCCATCTAGCGCGAAGCTTCTCCTGTGTCTCCTGTGCCTTGCTATAAATCTTATAGAAGCTGTTGAAAATGGGATTCTTCTCTGCCAAGCGGCTTGGACTATTCACAAGCATGTCGGCAATCCCGGCGGCTTTGTCTTTCGCAACCTGTGCCATAGTCTTATGCTTAACAGTGATTTCTCCGGCCTTTGCTCCTGCTTCGTCGGCAAATTTATTCGCTTCTTTAAGCACAGCTTTTAAGTCATCCGGCAAGGCTTTGCCATTTACTTCTTCGATAGGAGTTACCTTGAAGTTTAGCTTGCCATCTGATTGCTCAGTTGCGGAGTAGGATTGTTCCTCTTTTTCGTTGACATCCATAACACCTTGTTGTACACTATATATAGATAGAGGATGACTGTTCGGAACAGCGGACTTACCATCTGGTAAGAAGCGCCCGGCAGCTCCTCTTTTTTTTATGGAATCGTCTATACTGGAATCCGTGCCTTTGTAAAGTGTCTTGAGGTAGATTTCCCCACTAGGTGAGAATTCAAGCACTACGCCGTATTTGGAGCTTCTGCTTCCGCTAGTTTTGAACACCATCGGCTTGCCTCTCTGACCTTGCTCTTTATTCCCGTAATAAACTGCTTCTGGTTCAGATAACCCATCTAAAGCATCAATCCATTCTTCATCAGTCAGATGATGCTCATCTTCTACATGATTAACAGCATCCCCCGCGATTCTGATAATTTGTCCATCAACATTATAAGCAAAATACGTCTTAGAAGCCAGTTTGACTTCTCCACTAAGAACTTTTTCTTTAAAGTTTGGGAAGTCGCTGGCTTTATTTTTATACATAGCCGCATTATACTGTCGTCCCGTTCTACCACTCTCGTTTGTTCCTCGGTTGAACATCTTGCCGCTTCTCGTCGCAAGGTAAATGCCGTTCGGAGTGTTTAAGCCGATTTTATCCAACATCTGCGCCAGCAGTTTTTGTACCTTCCAAAGAATTTTCTTGGCGATATTATTGATTGTCAGCGGAGCTTTTGCAGTTTCTTTGTCATACTTGACGAAAGCTGCATACTGGTCAGCGATAAGCTCCTCGCAACGGTCATTGAGTGTCTGTTCAGAGAGCTTATTGAACGCCTCTTCGCCCATCTCTCGCTTCAAGCGCCACTTATAATAACGCATGAGGTCTTCACGTTCTTTGCTTGTCAACAGTACATTGAAAACAAAGTGCATGGTTTCATGGTCGAGAGTGCCATCCTTGACCGCCTCAGTCAAACGAATCATATCCACGATGCCGCCGTTACGCAGCTCTCTGTTATAAAAGCCTTGAATCTCGAAGCCGGAGCCTTTGATGTTAGCAGCATTCAACATGCGTCGTTTTTGCTCATCGCTCATCTTCGCCAGCACCGCTGCCTGCGAAGTGTTAGTGTCAAGCCAAAGGTTTCTGCCGTTCCACAAAGTCGCCACATACACACCGTCAGCCACTTCTATAACTTCCTTAGCATGTACTGCTTCCTCAAAAGCCTTTTTAAATCTACCCTTGTTCTGCGGAGTAAGAATCTCTTTGCGCTTCGCCGCATCTTCTGCGGCTGCGGCGTTTTCTTTCGCTGCTCTTTCATCAGCCTTTTCCTGTTCGTTTAATCTCTCGGCGGCTGCCTTAAAGCGAATGTCGCCAGAAGCGTTTGCTGCATTGCTAAACTCAATCAGTGCTTCTTTTCTCGACAGGCTATCTTTAGCTTTGCCCCCGGTGCTTTCCTCGTCGGTAGCATAGTTCACTGTTCTTACGCCTTCTGTTCCGCTGAGGACGACCTGCATGAAGCCGCTTTGAAAAGCAATGTCCAATGCGCGAGCGTCAGTACCGAGCGCGATGTTTTCTGCTGTCTTGGAGCGAGTGGCAATCTTGTCATAGAAAGCTGTTTGCTCCATAATGGAATTGGTTGCAAGGTATCTGAACATAGCGTTCGACTTGCTGCCATAGCGATAAATGCGTCCCTCAATCTGGATAGCGGCAGTAGGTCTTACGGGCATACCTAAATTAATCAGCACGCGAGGATGTACGCCAGTTGTGTCGTGTAAAGAGATGCCTTCCTGCCCCGCAGAAGATGTTACCATGATTAAGTCAACGCCGCTGTTGTCATCGTTAAATTCTTTGACAGCACGTGCTCTATCGGCTTTCTTCTCTTGTCCGTTGATATAACGAGCCTTGTCGCCAAAAGCGTTCCTGATAATTGTCACAGGGTTAGACTCTTGAGAAATTTCAAACTCCACAAGCTCCGGATGCTCCTTTTGGAACAACTCGTAAGCCTGCTTTTGCTCAGTAGTCAGTTCTTTAAGTACGCTTTTAGACAATACAAACGGTTTGGTATTCGCGCTGCTGATTCTGTCGTGGAACAATACAACCTTTTTGCCGCGAGAGATATAAGATTTAATCATATCCACGGCAGCTTTAGCTTTGATGGATTCCAGCACATAAGACTGCGCATTGGAGTCGAAGCTTTTTCTGAACATATCGCCTAAGTTTACGTTGACACGCATTCCATCAATCACTATGTTGCCGTACGTTCTATCAATCATATCGTAACCATCCTCAATCTTTTTGATGGTTCCGTCATCATCGACTTTAATAAACTGACGGTTATAGTCTTTGTCGATTTCCAGACGGCGGCTAATCATCGCTCCGCTATTGACCAACATGTCATGGAATTTGATTTCGTTGATAGAGTTATCCGCAATCAATCCGTTGGTATCTCGGCGAGGTTTAATTTTACCCGTAGAAGTCACGATAAAGCCAAACACTCTCGTCAAGAAACCGCCTGCGCTGCCGCCGTATTTGGAGTCGGCGTAGTCGAACAGCAAGCCTTCTCCATAGAATGCGTTCTGCGGATAAGCAAAAGGCGTTGCAGATAAAAGCAATACCTTGGAGTCACGGCTTTCCATAAGCTTATCGTACTTAGGCTTCTCTTTCTTTCTTGCCTCAAAAATCTTGGCAGTAAGTGCTTTGTTCTCAGCAGTAAGCCTAGCAAGTTTCTCTTTCTGTTTCTTGAGCTGCGGAACAGATTCAATAACCGCCGGAGGTGTGTCGTCTAAAACGTTTTCGAGCTTCTTGATTTCTTCGTCGTTGGCTTTACGTTTCGTAAAAAGGTCTTGGTACTTTATGCGGATATAGCCGTCAAAACCATCTGCTTTATGTCCGAACAGGCCACGCAGAGCCAACGCCGCAACGCCCTTATCCTCAAGTGTACCAATATCGCTACGTCCCGAGCCACTAATGATGTGGTGTGCTTCGTCGCAAAGAATCAAGTCCCAATTTTTACCTTGGATTTCTTTATTGCTTGTCAATGCAGCGTAAGTGATGATGTTGGGCACGCCTTCAACGGGTTTGCCGTTAGTAATACGTGCCATATTGTCGATTTGCAAAAGGTCGCTGCCAGTCTTTGACCAAGCGTTACCAATCTCTGCGCTCGGCACGACGATAAGAATATTCTTTTTCCCACGAAGCAGAAAACGCTTGATAGCTCCTAAGCCAACAAGCGTTTTACCAGTACCTGTACCATTTGCCACAAGGATACCTGCTTTATCTTTGCCGTAAAAGCGGTCTTCTACCGCCAGCACATCCTGCTGCTGTTCGGGCAATAAAACAGGTAGCGTCTCGGCGATGTTCGCCTTGTCCGCTACCTTGATTGGTACTCCATCTTTAATTTCTCTTTGCTTTGCTAATCGTTCGTTAGCTTCATTATCGGCGTTTTCATTCTCATTGCTCGGAGATAAACGCCCAGTAGGCTTTCCTCCGCTACCGTCAGATATGGGTTGTCTGCCTTTGCTAGTGCTATCGCTTCCGTTACTGATAGGATTTCTGGTGCCGCGTTCCGCAGAATCGGAAACTTCTGAGCTGCCTTGCTGATTGCCTCGTGTTCCGCCAGCAGAGGCCCCACTTCCGTGAACATCCGTGCCGCCGTCTCCGCTGCGTCCGGAGCTGACGTTCCCCTGTACGCCCGTGCCTGCTTCTGGATTTTCGCCTTGGCTCTGTACCTTGCTTCCGCCGACGGCAGAGACAGACTCTCCTTCCACGCCGTTTTCAGTCCTGCGTCCACTATCGCTTTCAGTAGCGGTTCCGGTAGTTCGTATAGGCTCATTGTTTCCACCTCCGTTAATCTCTTTTAGTAATTCTATCACGTTAAGGTCGTTTTGTCTAGGATAATACTTGAGGCCTGCAAACGCAGGGTCAATGTAGTCTTTAATTTCTTCCCATAACGTAGGCTGGCGTTGTTGAAGCATCTTCTTGAATGCAGCAGGGGGGATATTTTTGTTTACCGCCAGACCTGCATAAAACAATGCTTCCCTGCGGTTATCAGCCTCTGCTCCCTTTGCCTCCAATTTTACACTTTCGGGTAATTTCAATAAGAAAGTATGGGCAGCTTTAAGCATTTCTTGAGCAAAGCGCAGCATACGAGAGCCAGATTCACTGGCTCTCGCTGCTGCGCCTTCTAATAATTGCTTCATTCGTCCCGCCCAGGCTCTAAACAGCTCTTTCCCTCTGCCGATTTGGTCAAGAACTTGAGAACCGGCAAATAACAAGCTGTCAAACAGGTCGGCTTTAAATTCAACCATACCGTCACTCTGCTTATTGTCCGCCTTGAATTTCAAATTCATCTCGCCTAAGCCGTTCAAAAGGTTTACCAACCCGTCTTCTGCCTCTTTAGAAATATTCACTTGAGGAACTTCTTCTTGCTGCTTGACTTCTGGTTGATTTGCAGGTTCTTCTTGCCGCTTCTCTTTTTCTTCACCTTTAAGTTTGCTCAGAACTCTGTCTTGGGCAGCTTGCAGGTCGGATTGGGCTTTTTCTGCACGTTTCGCGGCTGCATCTGCGGCTTTTTGGTCTTCCTCTTTCTTTGTTGTTTTGGCTTTATTGAGAGCTTCATTGGCTTCCCTTCGCGCCTTTTTTGCTTTTTGAGTTAACTCCTGCACACCCTTATCTTCTGCCAAACGTTGCTTTTCCAAACCGTTCACTTCGTCTGTCAGCAAGTCCAATTTTTCTCTAGCCGCAGTCAAGCTTTTCTTTGCAGCTTCCGCCTTTAACGCTGCGCCGCTTCTCTTGCGTTCGGACTCAATGGCTTTGTCGAGGGCGTTCTGCGCCTTAGTTAAAGCAATTTCCGCTTTCAGAACTGCCTGTTTGTCAGCATCTGTTTTTGCTTTTTCTAGTTCTGCCTCTGCGTTCGCTACTGAATCGCGCCAAACTTTAAACTTTTTCGCGTTATCATTTTCAAAATCAGCATCAACTTGTTCAAGCGCATCTTCTGCTTCCTGCACAACTCGACGTTGCTTTTCAATTTCAGCCTGCTTGTCTTGATACTCTTTTTGTTTTTTGCTAAACAGGACATCTTGCACGGCCTGCTTAATGTCGTCTGACGGTAAATCCTCAATACCCGTATCCGGGAATCTCTCGCGCAGAAGCGCTGCTGCTTTTGGCGCAACATCATCGTCACGGACAGTAGGGTCATTGATACCTTTTGTTGCTTCTTCGATAGTCATAATATCGTCGATTGACAAATTATTTTTCGTCTTATAACCACCACGAGCAGTAGATTTAACACGGCCTTCGTTTTGGTCGTGAATTTCCCAATAGAAATCGCCTAATTTGCTTTCCTCAAAGTTAGTATACAGCTTTTTAAGTTTCTCTAATTCTTTATTGTCTCCAAGCTGCAAATCTCTAAACACAGCTTTGCGAATAGCTTCGTCCCAAGTTAAAGGTTCGCCATCTGCTCCTTGGATAGGGCTGTCAGCATAAAGCAGGTCAAACGCTTTGTTAAAATCCTCTACCCCAAACTCTTTCCCAATATTGTCTAAGAAATTATCTCCGGCATCTTCTGGAATCTCGGAAATATATTCTACTTCATCATCAGGTTCTTCCTGCTGCTTTTGTGCTTTCTGTTGTTTATTATAAGCATCAAGCGTTGCAGCTTCCTTGCCGTCGAAAGCAGAGATAATATCAGCCATAGAGTTAGAAATCTTGACTGGCTTTTCCTTGCCGTCGTAAACGACATAGTACACAGTGCGCTCGCCACTCTTTGCCTTCTTATCTTTGACAACAGAAGTCAAAAGCTGTGGGTGCTTATCGAACATATCAATAAGCAAATCGCGCATCTCTGGATGCTTTGTGAGATACTTGCCCAATGCCTCGGCTGCTTTTGGATTGCTTTCCGCAAACTTTTCAACAACGGCATTGTAAGCATTCTCACGCTCGCCTAATTCCTTGGATTCATTGGCAAGAATGTTATCGGTAATTACACGCTCGACATCTTCGTCGTCCTTAGATTTGACAGGTTCGGAAGTTTCTTCTTCATCACCATAATAGTCACCGAACAAATCGTTGATAATATCTAAGTCGCCTATTCCTTGGTCAATGCCGCTTTTGCCCCACGCGTCAAGGTCATCATAAGTGATTTTTCTTTTTTTCGGCTTTTCTACTTGCTCAGTCTCGCCGTCTTTCCCTTCACCTTTGTCGTCGCCGGTTTTTGCTTTGTCAGGTTCTTCAGATTGTTTGTTTTGTACTGGATTTTCGGAGCCTTTGTCGTCACCTTTGCTCCTCGTCCCGTTCTCGTCAGTTTCATTGGTTTTACCTCCGTTGTTGCCATCGCCGCCCTTGTCAGCAGCAGCGGTATTCTCCGCTTCCCCTGCGCCGTCTTTGGCAATAAACTCTTTAGCCGCTTCTGCGCTATCAAAATCATGCCATTCGTCTACGCCTTTACCCATTTTACGTACCTTCTTTGCTTTTTCGTTCAGAAGGTATTTTACACCGCCGTCGGCAGTTTTGTAAATAGGCAAGCCATACATCGTGCCATCAAGTTTCTTGTCGCCGAGCGCTTCGTCAGCGGGAGCCGTTTCTCTTTTTTTGTTTACGAGCGCATCGATTTCTGAATCATCAGTCGGTTGTTGTGGTTTTGGCTCTTGCGGAGTCTGAGCCTTCTTGTCCTTTGCCACCTTAGCGGGAGCTTTATCTTCTCCCTCGCCTAGAGCGGCGCGTCTCGCCCTGTCAATAAGTGCAAACTGTTCAACCTTTTTCAGCTCTCTAAGCTGTGCCCTCGCTTCCTCATCGCCGTTCATAGCGCGAGTGCCCAAACCATCGTACTCGCTGTTGTTCAACGCTGCTTTTGCAGTCCTGTTCTTGTCGAAAGCACCATCACGGATAATGCCAGTTGCCGGGTCTACATGCTTATCTTTCAAGTTTTTTGGGACAGCATTGTTGATAGCAATGGCTTCCGCTCTAGCCCAATCGTCACCGCGCAGCTTGCCACGCTCTTCTTCGGCTCTACGAGCGACTTCCTTTTTTACGCCTCTTGGAATCTTGATTTTCAAGCTCTCGGCAGCGCTTATAAGGTCTTGTATGTTATCACCGCCAGCGATACCGGCGTAGCGAGCCGCGTCTTCATCTGTAAGCTTGATTGCACCTTCACCTTTATTCTTGGCAATACGGTCTACGGTCTTACGCAGATTCATAATATGGTCATCGAATGAAGGAGCGGCGGTAGTTTGCTGAGGCTGCACCGGCTGCTGAACTTGCACTGGCGGTTGCTGGGGCTGCACTTGCGGCTGTTGAACAGTAGGAATTTCACCGCCGTTAACAACGTCATCAACAGCAGAATTGACATTATCTGTCGCTGTCTGAATCTGTTCCTCGGGTGTGGTGGCAGGAGTGACAGGCTGTTGAGTTTGCGGCGGTTCTGCCTCGTTTTGCTTGCCATAGCCAAGCTCAATAGCCTTAGCGATAATATCTTTGTCAGAACCTTCACCGAGAATTGTATCAACCGCGTTGTACTCATCTCCAGCGGCGGCATCATTTTCAAGGTACTGTTGCAGGAAGGATTTGGCCTGTCGAGCGGTAGGTGCATTAGCGTCACCTGCGCTTGAGCCGGTTTTCCCCATTCTGGAAAGAACTTGGTTCGCGTATTCATTGATGGACGGTTCATCGCCTTTGCCCTGTTTACGATTAAGTGCTTCTTCGCTGTAATTCAGTGAGCCTTCGCCTGCATACCACGCCATAGCAGCGCCACGTGCGCCGTACTTGTCGTAGTATTCACCGAGTTTATAGCGTGCCACAATCTCTTGATTTTCGGGAGTCATTTCAGCATCTGCGCCGATGCCAGCTTCCTCTGCCCATGCAGGCCAGTTCTCCGGCATAATTTGATACTTGCCACTTGCACCGGTACGTCCGTTCACTGCGCCATAGTCGCCGCCGCTTTCTTGTCCTGCGATAGCGTTGATAAAAGCTTCACGCTCGTTATCCATACCGCTTGTATCTACGTTCGGAGCAGGTGTTGAGCCAGCGTCGATAGGAGTATCGGTATTAGTATTAGTGCTACCCGGACCGAAACTATCGTACATATTAGCAACGCCAGCAGGCACACCGCCTGTTAAGCCGCCGACCAAGCCAGACAGCAGTACATCGGGGTCAGTAAAGCTCCACTCTTGCCCAGATTCCATCTTCGGGATAATCTGTTGTCCCATTTCCTGCGCAGCGTTGATACCGCCGCCGACACCAATAGCCGTTGCTGCTTTTTTGAACTTGCCTGTTTTCTTGCCGCCGAGAATCTGAATCAGAGCATCCTGCATAGTGTCAGTGCCGGTAATAAACATCAAGTTGTCGGTAAGCACACCTTTAGCTACCTGCTCTGCTTCCTGTTCGGTAACGCCCGGCACATAAGTGCCATTACGCTTAGCATTGTCAATATAATCAAGTTTGCCACTGGTTACGCTTTCCAGCACTGCTTCTGGCAAAGCTTGTTTCTGGCCAAGTTCGAGGTTCGCAATAATCGGAGCCATATATTTGGGAGCATTGGCAGCTACGGTCTCACCATACTTTCCAGAAATCTTACTAAGGAATGGAGCCAGCCTAGTAGCCATGGCAGAAGCGCTAACGTTCGCCGCAGCTTGTTCTCCGACAGTAGGAGCGCCGACCCTTGCGCTTAGGCCTAAACCAATAGCATAAGGAATAACGCTTGCTGCGGCGTTAGCGATAGATGCTGCGCTAAACGGGTCAGAATAAGAACGGGCGTGATTATCCTCCATCTCCTTGCCAAACTCTTCAATTTTTTTGTTAAACCGATTACTCCAAGCATGTAAGCCACCGAGGTCCTGCGATTGCTTATCCCATTCTTCTTCTGTTAGATAGGCAGGTTTGCCCGCATAATTTAACAGGTTGCCGCCTGCTCTGATTACGTTGCCTGCCGCTCCTGCTATGCCGTGATAAGCCGCGCTTAGGATTCCATCGTCGTCATTGTTTTTTTCTGGTTCTGGCGCGTAATCATCAAGCCACGAAAAATCATATACAGGCCGTTCATTATTCAAATCCGGGAAGTTATATTTATTGTTAGCCATCGTCCAGCCTCCGTTAGTTTATTTTATCCAGCCGCGGTCTTTCAACGCTTTGTTTAAATAACCGCCATTTTCTCCAAGCACTTTTTGAGCAAGCGCCGCAAGCTGTGCATCGCTATGCCTGCCGCCGTCAGCCTCTTTCATCTGGTTCAGCCAGTCTTGCATCTGGTTATAGTCGTTTACATTCGCAGGAACTTGACTAAGCTGTTGCCCGCCATTAAGCACGCCAGTCAAATAATTACGTGCCAAACGCAACTGTCCTTGATTCGGGTAGGGAACGTCAGGATTGTTTTTTGTCCAAGCCTGCGCATCGGCAATAATCTCTTTCGCCGCCGTCATACGTTGGTCGTTGGCTTTGTTTTGCTGAACGCCAAATAAAGATTTCGCCGCTTGCTCGTAACTAATACCATTAGCTTTTGCAATCATGCCAATCTTATAATTGTTCTGCCTTACAAAATCATTAAAGCTCAAATCATGGTTAAACCTAGCTTGGTCTTTGCTCAACGCCGAAGCGTACGCCATGTCAGCAACTTTAAACTGATGTTGCTTATCCATACGCTTATTAGTTTCAGCGACATTGTATTGGTCGTGCATAGTCGGCAGTCCGGCCATTGCAATTTTTGCTGCTTCCGGATTATACTTAGCCATTTGCGAACCAATCATCTGAGCACCAGTATAATCTCTCGTCCCGAGAGCATACTTATACTGCTCGAACAAATCGTTATACATGCCGTCATTATGCTCTTTGACCTTCGCATCAACCATTGGCGAAATGTTATCCATAATCTGCCCAATCTGGTATTCCGTCCTGCCATTCTTTCTCAACTGCGCTTTCAGGAGGTTGTTAAGCATCTTCGGGTCGCTTACAGGCACTTTGCTCAAGTCAAGATTCGCAAGATTGGTACTAATGGTGTTTGCTGTCTTTGATGCTATAATCTCATCGCCTGTTGGGTTTGGAGTTCCGCCGCCGTATTTGTTTTTGACAAACTCCCATTTTTCCTTTTGGATGGCATCTTGTGGGGAAATTATGTTGTTGGCCGCATCTGCTGCTTTATTGCCGCCCGGAATGCCGAGCTGTGCATTTGCATTTCCGTAAGTTTGTTGCTCGCCAGCAGCGTCACTCTGGAAGCTCTGCCCATAAACTCCCTGCAGCGTATCATTGTTAGACGTAGGCGAAGTTGCGCCCACGCCATACAGGGCACTCAGCGCTTCCTGTTCGCCCTTTTCAATGCCACGACGGTTATAGTTTTCGCCCCAAATAGTGCCCAGAACAGTACCGAGTGATTCACCAAGCTGTTCCTGCGGCGACGCGTAAGGGTTATAGCGCATCTTCATTCCATATCTGCCGTAACTCATGCTACTTCACCGCCCCATTCATCAGTACCCGCCTTCGCTACAAAACCATTAGCGTAATATGTATTGCTACCTGTAACCTTGAGGTCATATACCTTGCGCTCGCCACTGTGTGCAATGCCTTTAACTTTACCTACAAACTTGAGAATATCGCCGATTCGCAGCATTGCTACATCGCGCCATGTGCCGTCATTCAAAAGCAAGGGTTGCGTAAGGGTTGTGCCTACATTGCGCATAGTACCTTCTTCGTCTTGGCAAATAACGATGTATACGTCGCTATAATGCGGCTCCATGATTTCCGTAACCTCTTCGACATTTCTGCGGTCGCACACATGGTCGTAAGACAGAACTTTGTCTCCGACTTTGATTTTGCGAATAGCTTTCTGTTCGCCGCCAACCATCTCGACAGGCGTTTCTTCCACGAAGCACCAAGCGTTAATCGCCGCTGACGCCGCGCCGTTGAACAGACCACCGAGGAAGCTGCCGCCGCCAGAGGTCGTGCTGGTTGTTGTGCCTTGACCGGACACCGCATTCAGAGCGCCAAGCGTACCGCCGCTATTTAAACCAAGGGACGCGTTCCAGAGGTTCAGAGCGGGCTGTTGAGCTGCTTCTTGTGCCGCAGCACTTGTAGAAATTTGGCTTCCGGCAAGCGATGCCTGTTGGCCATACAAGCCGTTCAGAACACCGATATTATTCTGGTACTGCTGCGCCATAGTATCGGCAGCATTTTTAGAAATATCGTTCATAGCAGTATTAGTAACGCTGCTGTTCAAGATACCACGAGAGCCAAGGCTATTAAGCGTCTGCCCCATTGTGTTGTTAACGCCACTGGCGATGCTCGCTTCCATGTTCTTCTGATACTCCGCAGGAAGGATGCCTTGAGCAAGGTTAGCTACGCCCTGCTGCGCACTGCCGATTTGCTTATTAGCGTTGGACAACAACTGGTTATAATCAACTTGAATAGTGCCCAAGCTGTCTTTCAGCAAGCCTTGTGCTACGTTATTCAGCCACAAGGCGTTAGGTGCCACCGCTTCTGCATAATCGGCAGCCTGCTTCTGCAAGCGGATTTCCTGCTCTGTTGGTTTGTAAGACTGAACTGTTGTGCTGCCGCCTTTTTTACCCATTAAGCGCACCTTCTTCCTTTAGCTTTGCTTTCATTTCCTCAATCATCGGACTGGTGGCTTTAGCGTTCAAGTAATGCGTCACCCAGTACGCAGGCTCACCTGTTTCTTTGTCAGTATGCTTATAGGTGATAATAATCAGCCTGCCGATGCTATCTTGACACCAGTAACGATACTGTCCGTTTACTTCTTCGCGTTCCAGTATTTCCCATCCGAAGCCGCGAATATATGGCTCGATATGGCGAGTGCAGATTGTTGCGACGCAGTTGCAGCCAAAGGTTGCACCCACAAGCTCGGCGAAATCACGCCAGAACTTAGCATCGCCGCATACTTGATACACGATTACCATTTTGCCCTCTTCGTCCAGCTTCATAGTAGCAAAGCCACGCTCTGCTAAATAAAAAAGGCGGTAGCCCGGTAGGATTGCCGCCTTGTCATTTGTTTTCTTTTCGTAAATCTCTATCCATTCTTTAAGGCTTTTAGCCTTCATGTCGCATACCGCCTTTCTGTGTTACAAATCCACCACGTCTAGCATGATGTGGTCAAGCTCAAATTTACTGTTTGACTGTACAGTTAGACTAATGCAGTCTGTGCTGTGATTGCATCTAACCTTGCGCCTACTGTTTGTCGGCATATCAACATGCAACCTATCGCCGATAGATACGGTTGCCTTCCCCGCATGGTCACTGGAGAATTTAGTGTCAATAGCTTTCACCAGCAGTTCGTCACTGCCTAATATATCTCTAGGTTTTACTATATAATCAATCGGCTCGCCATCGTCCGTAGCGGCTTCATCTGTCCATAGATATAGGTTGTTGCCGCTTGCAACGTAGACATCATCCTTCGTTTCGAGAATTGCTTCCACAGGCACAGCAAACTTTAATACAGTAGCTGCATTGAGCGCGTAATTGTAAGCCACCCATGTGGTTTTATCAGACGTGGAACGAATCATCAGTGTCTGATGTCTACGCATATTGTAAAGTTCCGGTTCATATTGTCTGCGTGTCAGCAGCTTATTGAATTTAGCTCCCAAAGTAGACGGTGAAATATTGCCGTAGTCCTGCGTTGTGCTAAGTGCCTTTAATCCATTCAAGGAGAGGAATACTACCTCGCCACCAACATTTGTCGCACAGCTACCCGCTCTGAAAGCATTAGTAAGGTCACTGCCAGTCACAGGATTATATACACGCCAACTTGCTGGCTCTGCATCACCCGCAAGCTGATAAACCTTGCCGCTGGATTTAAAGAACATAATATCAGTAGCAAGTGGCACAGCGTCCATGATATAGGAACTATCCTTGTCACCCACATCAATCCATTGCGAATAGGATTGGTCAGCAGAGTTCTCTGTCCATGCTGCATCACTCTTGGCGTCACCTGTGCTTGAGAAAGTAACACGGCTGGAATTGCCGACTTTGATGACAGCCAGCCTACCGAAGCGATAGAACACGAGGTCTGCCTTAGGTGCGTTGCTTACAGTTTGCAGCACAGAACCTTGTTTAAACCCATAATACTGTAGCACATCGCCGCTTACAATAAATATATCCTCGCCAAAACGGCAAGCCTTGGCTCTGCCCTCGCCTGTTACCTTGCCGATATTTCTGCGTTGCGTTTCTACGTCCGATAACACAACATTGTAAGCATTGCGGTCATAGAGGAATACAAAACTTGTGTTACTCTCTAAATCATAGCCAAGAGATTTAATAGGATTGTCATAAGAGCTGACGAGTTTCAAGCCGCCACGACCTACAAGACGCTGGGTGTCACGCTCGTACCACATATTCTGGCATTCCTGCATTTCGTTATCGCTAAGCTGCTCTGGCTGTACAGCAAGGTTTATGCCACCATTTAAAGGCGACATTGCTACTTTACGCATTTCGTGTTTGTTAGAACGGCGCACTTTCAACTTCCTCCTTGCCTAAACTTTCCAAAGCATCATAGTAAAGATGGTAAATCATGCACATCTTCTTACGCAGGTAATCTGGAATATTGGGGCAGATACCGCGGCATTTTGCTACATGCTTGCATTCTGCGCACATCATAGGAATAACTTTATCTGGAAATGTAGCATCCCCTTTGTCTGCCATTACTTGGCAGAAATAACTTCTTCCTTGGCAGTCTAAAGTAATTCTAGCTTCTGCCCCACAACGCCATAAGTTAGGAATTTCTTTTGCTGAACTTCTGCTGCGGGTAATGTTTTTCAGATGCGGAGCACCGTTTTCAGCCAAACGCACAATTTCTTTGTAGCTTTTAAACAGCGTCGGGTACTGCTCTACACTTGGCATATACTCGATTGTTTCCGGCGCGGAAAGTTCAAACATTTCGTAAGACACCTCCCAATCACCTTTAATGTCTTTAGCGACCTTGCAGATGTAATTGTAAGCATCCACCATGTCGCAATTATTGCGACTTACCACGCAGTTGAACCCAGCAAAATGTTTAAGCTTCTGCAATTTTTTAATATATGCAGGAGACTGCATAAAGTCTTTGCAACGTAGGTACTGCATTTTGCCGTCATAACTAATACTGTATGACACATCAAACTCGTTAAACATCTGTACAAAATGCTCATCGAGCAGTGTGCCGTTAGACAATATATAGATTTCAACGTCTGGATAATGTTCCCTCAACATCTTTAAAACAACTTCCAGCCAAGGGTTTGCCAGCGGTTCACCGCCCCAAATACCTATTGTTGTAAAGTTGATTTTCGCCAACTTATCTAAAAGTTTTTCCGGTTCATACCCATTCCAATCCCAAATGTCACCGCCATTAATGCAATACTTGCAACGCAGGTTGCAGCGCGCCTGTGGCAAAACAATTCTTACCTGCCTGCTCATAAGCGCATCACCGCCCTGTCAACCTCAACCATACGCCCTTTATATCTTGTATGCGGGTAGCCAATGTAAGCGTTCTCACCTTTAAGGTAGCAGCACTTAATAAAGTTATGCCCATCATGCAGCTTAAAAGTCTGCCCTGCATAATTCAGATACATATTACCCTCTGCTTCTTCTACCGCAGGCCTACATACATCCAAGTGCATTTCCAGCATACCTTCGTCATCGATGTTCGCTGCAAGCTCGCTATACGTCGGCATATACTGCCAATCCAACGGATGCACGCAGTCTGCTGTCATGTAGGAATTGTCGGCATAATCATCGGTATCGCTGTCAAGGCTGAACTGCCCTTTAGGCAAAAACACTTTAATAAATACTCTATTCTTATATCTATCTAGCTGCATAAAGCCATAAAGGCTAGCTACCTTTAAGAATTCACTATGCGTAACATTCATTGCCTCACATAATGCTGAATAGCCATAATGCACGATAAGGCTGTTTGTGACAGGAGAAAACAGCACCATAGCCACATTTCCATCCGTAATAAGTTCTGGATTGATACGGACGGTTTTGTGCGATGCTGGCTCATCGTCCATAATGCTATAAGTCAGAACATATTCCTTACCTTCTGTATTGAGCTTGATGCGTCCGGGAGCGTTCATCATATCCGGGAAAACAAATAAATCTTTTTTTATCACGGCAACTTCCTCCATAATCGTTTCAATTTATCTTCGGGCAAAGACGCAATGAAGTTTGTAAAAAACTCATACAGTCCGCGGTAAAACTTACACTCGATAGCATGAGACAAGCTCTGCACACACGCACCGCCACACATGAAGTAATAGGCGCACTTCTCGCACTCTGGAAAGCTCTTCTGCATATACCTTTTGTTTTTTGATGCAGACACATTGCGGATATAGGAACAGTTAAAAGCGTCGCCGTTAGCGTTTACCTTCATGCGTCTTTTACTCATACAATATGTTTCCCCAAACTCGTAATCAGCCTTCAACAACAATAATAGCTGCATGAAGATTGACTCATAGCGTTTGTTGATTACTCCAAACTCATCGTAGTCGCGCCAGAACTTTCCAATAGCATATTTATATTCAGACAGCAGATTGTCTACATCTTCCAGCGTCAAGCCATATGCTTCATTCTTCTTGCTCGTATGATGGCAGATATGAGGAAAGAACATTAGAGGCCTTTTGATTCTGTTCTCTGCCTCGCAGAAGCCTCTAAGAATCTTCTTAAAGTCCGTATTCCCATGGCAGATGGTTGTGCTGATTCCCATATCTGGATAATCAATCACCTCTTCCAACGGGTCAAACCCTCGTGGATTTTCGCCGAGTTGCCCGTCGAAACTGACTATAATTTTAAAGTTGTGCTTACGGAAATATTCAATATTGTCTGCGAGCAGAATGCCGTTAGTAGTTACTCTAAACTTCGCCTGTGGACAATGCTTAACTACTTTTTTTATATCGTCCATGTAAAGAGTAGGCTCGCCTCCGATAAAACGGATAGATTCTGGTTTTTTCTCATCTAGTAATTGCAAAAGTTTACCCGTAACTCCCGTTTCGTTAGCATCTGCTTCCCTATGACAATAAGCACAGTTCAGATTACATTTACTGCCGAGATAAATCGAAATAGCTTCCATGGTCATTGCTGCTTCACATCCAATCTGATTTCGGCTACGCCACTATACCAACGCCAGCCGAGTTTTATTTTCATTAAGCCCTCATAACCAAGCGCATACCAACGGAACTGACCTCTGCCATTCGCGAGCTTTACACGCTGGCAGTTTGCGACACCGCCTGTACATTCGATAAACACTTCCTCGTTATCTGCCTCGCGGTTCAGTTGCTCTGTAAAACCATTGGAGTATTTTTGCACTTTCATTTCGATGTACTCTCTGCCAGCTACATCAACTACGCCAGCAAGTTCATTAGTTTCACGTTCCTTGCGCTTATATTCTACGCCATCAACCGACAGACTATATGTATCCCAGAAAGAATGGCGCTTAGAACCTTGGGCAAAAACTTCATCCATATCAAGGTCTGCATATTCTATCTGCATATTCGGCCGCAGATGAAACACAGTATCTTCCTTGCTAAGTCTGAACAGTTGCACCTGTAATTCAAACGCACTGCCACTAATGGTATTTGTATCTACCTGCATAAGCACCATACCACCATAACGGTTTTCCACTTCCTCATATTTCATTCTGCTACCCATCGTAATCTGGTTTGTAGGCAGGATTTTAATGTTAGAGCGGTACTGTTTATTCTCTTTGTCGCGCACGAGGTAGCCTTCATCGTTATACAGCACGCTATATGTACTATGCGATTCCAACGGCACGCCGTGCTTGCCGATTTCTATGTAACCGTTATCTTCGCCGAACGGAGCTTGCACATGGATTGTCAATCTGCGGTCAGCAGTGATTCGTACTTCTGCCTTAAAAAAAGTATCATTTTCTCTGCAAAAAACTTTCATGTGTTGCTCACCTACTCTCCGTCATCGCTACAATCACACCTACACTTACAGTTGCAGTTGGAGCGAACCTCGCGAATTCTGTGCCAATGGCTTTGATTTACAAGGCGTTGCAATATATCCGCCAAGCCATAAGTGCCAGCGCTAATGCCGCTTTGTATTCCGAAATACTTCTCATATATGTTACCGCTGCCTTCTACAACATCAGAATTAGAGTTTGTACTAATACCTGTTAGTTCAAAAGCGCGTTGCGTGCTACCGCTGAAATATCTCTTATTGTCGAAATTAGTGTTGGTGGTCAATGTCTTTTTTGTTCCGTCGCCTTGCGTAACCGTAATAGTCAAATCTTTAAGGCTTACGTCTTTTACGTAAGTTTCGTCAATTTTCTGCCCGCGACTATCTGCTTTGGCATTGCCATCAAGAATACCAATGAACTTATATGCTGTCACGCTATGCTCATTCGGGTTAATCGTAACCTGCGTGTCCATCAGCACGCCGTCTGTAGCAGGGCTTAACTCCGATTTATTAATAACTATGGCATATTCTTTGCTCGAACTTGGAGCTGCCGATATAGCAACTTTATCGTTGTTATCGTTGTAAGGAATCTTGGTTTCCGTTCCGTCGCCGCGGGTAACGATAATATTCCCGTCCTTCGTAGTTACTTCCTTAACATAGGTAGCGTCAATCCTCTGGTTGCGGTTGTCTGCTTGCGCCTGTTGCGCAAAGCTCGCGCTAGCCACCAAAGCCACCTTGCCGCTCAAGTCCAGCTCTACTTTCCAATCGTTATCCGCTACATAACGATACGTTTTCATTTGGTCTGTTCTGAAGCATACCATGCCCACGTATACGTTGTTTACAGGGAACGCGCTGCCAGCAAAATCACACGCTACCGTTTTGAAATTTTCGTTTATAGGTTTGCGACTATCTTTTATCCTGTCGCTGCCTGCTATATCTAATAGTTCTGGCATTATATCACCTCGTTCTTTGCTGTCATCAAAAAAATATAGCGCTACAATTTTTTCCTCCCCATAAAAAACATTATTGTCAACAATGTTACTATGCTCCCGCATATATATCCTATGATAAAACTCATGCTGTCCTCCTATAGAAATGTACGACGTAGGCAGGTGGTTGAACGGTATTAGATTTGCCGTAGATGGAATTGCTGTTGGAAGCGTCGAATATACCCGCTGAGTAAATAAATTCACTATCCATCGCGTGACTCGTAAATTCCGGGGTAAACATTCTGCCCCATTTGGAGTCCGTCGAGAATACACCAGAAACAGATACAGCGCCTATAGGATATGGAGTCTGATGGTTATCAGAAGTATATCCGAACGTCATTGCCATATTACCAGTAATATTCGGCAACCCTGCCTCTACCGTACTACCTGCCGCATGATTAGCATCCGCGCCCTGCAACGTCCTGCCCTTGGCAATCTCTTCCCATGTGCCACGAGCAGGAGCGTTGCCAGTCGTAGCAAAGATACTGCCTACGGGGTAAATTAAATCAAAAATTGCAGCAGCTCTAGCATCAACCGCAACAAATTCTGCTGTGCCGTCAAGAATTACCCCTACTTTGAACGTAGGCTCGGCATTCCCTGTCGTGCCTGCGGTTACGCACTCTAAGTAGTAACCTGCTGGTAACTGCGTGGTATAGGCAATGTCACCTACTTTGTAGGCTGTGTTGCGTTCAAGGGTCTGTAAGGCTCCAGCACTGACAGCTTTCTCGGTCTTACCTAAATAAGAGTCAGCAATAACCCTGCCTCTTTCATCAGCCTTTGCTCGCGCCGCAGTACCAGTAATACTACAAGGAATCTCTGCCACAAATTTAGAGCCATTGTAAAATTTCAATTTGTTTTCGGATGTATCAAAATAGAACTGCCCTTGCATTTTGGTACTTGGTTCTTCTGCACCAGAGAAGTTGCTGATAATAGCTTTGTCATTTTTCGCCATCTGCGCAGGAGCATCGCTCATATTCTCGTTCTCGTCTATAGCTTTATAATCTTGCATATATGCCTCCCGTTAATATCCTTTAGAAACCCAACTAATAGTACCAGTTGTGCGTTCGCCGTTAGCGGCAATGAGTTCCACTTCAAAATATCGCCCGACATCATCTTGCCCGTCTGTGCTGACGATATAAGGAACAACATTGCTATTGGCAGTAGAGCCAGCTCTAAGCACAACATTTACCTCTGGTGGGTTGTAATAATGCTTGTTGAAACGAACCTTTGTTGCTGCCGTTGTATCCGTAATCTGTGTTATACCTCTATCATCCGTATCTGGTATATCCACATGGAGTACAACATCAGCAACACTCGCAGGAGATTGCGGTACTTTAGTTTCTAAAACAATGCGTACTAGAGCTTCTTCATATTCATATTCGCCGACTTTGAAATCGGTAAAATCAGTATAACCGCTCGGAGCGTTTACAAGTTTCATAAAACCTTCATCGTCCAGTTCCCCATAGCGTATAGCAAGGTTGGAAAGCACTGCTTCACAAGCCTTGATAAAAGCGTCGTAAATTGTAAAACTGTCACGTTCTTGCAGAGAATACTGCTTTTTGAATTGTTCTGCCACCTCGATATCATCTTTAATAGTTTTACGAATAATATACAACCTATTAAAAGCTTCCTTGAGTTGCACAGGTTCCTGCCTGTTCTTTGACAGATACCTATTGTGCGTTTCCGTGGGTTTGATGCTCTCTCTGTAATGCGACTCATAATTTTTGAGGGCCTTGTCAATGGCTTTAAGATTTTCCTCAACGCCTAGCCATATAACAGCTTGATGCAAGAACTCATCCGTCAGCTTTACACCATCCCTGCGCTTGATGGTTGCCTTTCGACTGGATTTATCTGCGAAGCAAATATAATCGCTAGGGATTAATTTGAACTTGCGTAAAATGCCGTCTACCGTTTTAAACATTTCTAATACGTGAAGATTAAACTTAATGTTGTCCCAATATGTTTCTGTTGTGCGGATTTTTTCATATAGCAGAATACGTAGCCTAATCTTCCTATGTTCTGCTATATGGAGAGTTTCTTTGATTTTTCTCAGCTTCTGGTGCCTATGCGATTTTTCCGCAACAGAAACATAAGAAAGACGGTTCACTGTATATTGATTCGGAGAAGCGTCTTTCCAGCTTTTTATTGCATCTTTCCACATAAAAGGTGATGTTTTCCATGTGTAGACAGTGCCTTTGTTCATCTGTACGTCAACGGTATCTGCCATTCATGCCACAGCCTTTCTTAGCTCAATGTGAATTGGAAATTTACGGTTAGTTCGTCATCAGCGCCTTTATTGATTACCGCAAAAGTTACACGGTCAATAAAAGTGCCGCCACTAGAAGCGTTGCAAATGCCAGCCTCGGTAATCGCGCCCGTTGCTTCGCCAGCAGCAAAGTAGGTGCTGAATGTAAAAACCTTGGTGCCTGCGGTGTGAGCATAAGTGGCAGCCTTGCGAGCAAGCTCTGTTACGAGCGCGGTCTGGCTTGACGCAACCGCATCAGAGCCTGTGCCTACGGCAGTATGGCTCATAACACCCGGTCTGCCAGAAGCCTTGCCGATTGCATCAGCGATAAAGTCAAAACCGACATTCAGAATAAGATTGTCCTTGCGTAAAGTTTCAATATCGCCGTTAGGATGCTTTAAAGTTGCCATAAAAGTGCCTTTGAGTTTAAGATTTTTTTCTTCAATCATTGTGTGTCGTCTCCTTTACAGTAAATGGTTGTTCTGGGGGGGGTAGCAGCATAATGTTAAAGAGTACATTTTCCACGGAACTTGCATTATTTTCCACGGACGTGTTGCATTCGCCCAGCGTGTTTTTCCTATTGCGTCAAATGCAATGGGCGCTGCGCCAATCTCCGCTTTCTTCATATTGCCGTTAGAAAACGAATGTAAAAAAAGCTTACGTTTTTCTGCTCCTTGAGAGAAAGCTATCGTAAGCCAATCTCTATCTTTATTGCTAATATCGTCCAGATATATATTGTTGCCGTCACTGGCGAAGCAATAGAACTGTCTCAGTCTAGCGTCATAGCCAATCTTGAGCCAGTTGCCATGCCCGTCGAATATATCGGCAATGATGGTATCTTTCAGTTCCCCTTCTGTTTTTAGGCAGAAACTGAAATTCATTTTGCCGACAATGTTTGTCAGTTTGTATGAGAGCCTTGTCAGCGGGCTGATATATAAACCGTTAGACCAGTGCGATGGTTTAAATTTATCACAGTGAGCCTTGTCTACAGGCTCTTCTTTTTTGTCAGTCAAGAGCGATTTGTTTAACTGTGCGTTAAACATTAGAGTCGAATCATTGTCAAGATGGTATGCAATCTGCTGTTTGAAACCAATGTTATCCAAATCGCCCAACGCGCCAGCCCACGCAAGATTCCCCGCATCAAACCATGTAAAATCAGCTTCATCCCATTCCACGGAGCTATTACCAATAAGGACTGGCGTAAAATCCATCCAGTTGCGAGCTTTATACTTCTGCGGTAGTTTTACATCCATGATGTATTCGCCATATATTGCATCGCGTTCTAGTGTCAGCCCATTAACGTCAGCATCGTAATGCAGGTTAATCTTGTTACCACTATACAGCGTATCGCTCTGATTGAATTCCAGAATCACATTACGATGTATGTCATCATCATTGCTGATAAGATAATATGCTGCATTCTTGGAATAGTTGCCATGCTCATCCACGGCCTTAACCATTAAGTAACACTCGCCCGTATTCGGATAAATATAACGGTTCTTGTCGTTGGTCTTAGTTGTAAATAATTCTAAGCCTTTCGCCCAGTCAGCCGTCTTTCCTACTTTTACTACATAACTTACGCCGTAGATATTTACAGCATCCCAATAAAAGTCTAACTCCGAGCCGTTGCGCTCTACAAGAAAACCTGTAATGTCTGGCAATGTAATATACAATACACCACGCTCACCTTCGCCGAACTGGTCAAAGTAAGCAACCTCAACCACGCTGACGGAAGTTGGCGCATCTTTCAGCAGGAAAATATTATCCGTAGAAGTATAAGCTACGCCATCAACATAGATTGTTGCACCCACGCAGTCAGAAGGTATCTCCAGAAAAGTAATCAGAGTACCTTCGTTGGTTACAGACAGCGTAATATCCGTAGGAGCGTCAGGCCTTGGCTTTGTGTAAGTAAGTTGGCTAGGGTTGCTGGCTTCTGCGTCTTTGGATACGGCATAAAGATAAACCGTTCCCGTCGCGTCCGGTGGCAGTTTGCTGCTCGTGTTAGCAGTCGTGCGTTCCAGCAACCCATAAGCGTTGCCGATATTAGTGTCTGTGCGCACTTCATAATAAGCAAGGTTGCTTTCGTCAGCAATTCTACTCCACGACAGCGTGCCACCCAACCTCGTAAACGACAAGAAGAAATTTCTTGGAGTTGGATATTTGCCGGATTCCGGGTTTATTTCTTCTGCGCTGAACCCGTTTGCAAGATTTACCTGCAAGGCAATTTCCTGCATCGCTTCTTGAAGCAAGCTCATCAGATAACGTCCGTCGCCTTGGATTGACTTTGGTAAATTCGGCAGGCGCACTATCTGCTTTTGGCTTTCCGTGCCAGCCATAAGTTAATCACCTCACCGTTATACGCTCATTGCCGCAGAAACAGCTTCCTGCAAGGCAGTCAGAATAGAATTATCAGCGCTTACATCATATTCATTTTCGTTGAGGGCAAGAATAATAGCCGCCTTTACGATAACTTCGTTAATGGCATCATGCTGATATGGTAATTCTTTGTCGTCCTCAGTGAGCAACGGAGGCGTAGCCCAGTAACGGAATCGAACTTCGGTTGCGTCGTCAACAATTTCAACCGAACCATTTGTCATACGCAGCGGATAAACCCCTGCTGACTGCATATAGTTCTCTGGTACCGTATCGCCTTGACGCAGCGTGGTTTCTCTTACCAAAGCAGGGTACTTGGCAGAAATGAGCAAAGAAGATGTTTGCTGCAAGGCTGTATTCAAAAACTCCAAACAGCGCTCTTTAGTATATTCATCGCTAATGTCATGCCCTGCAGCCTTGATACGGGCGATTGCTGTTGAAATGTTCATATCGCACTACCTCCCTTCCCTAAACCTTGAATGGCATACGAATATGCGCGTTGGCATATCTGCGCCTTGGGACGATGCTGCTCAGCATATCATCGAAAGCCTCCATCAACACATCTGTCTCTGCGTTACTTTCAAGAATCATAACGGTTCCTTTAGCAATAGCGTCCTTAAAGATATTCGGGGCATCTATTTCGCCGCTAGATTCTTTAAATTCTTGCAGACCAGCCCTGTATAGAACCTTTGCGCTAGGAGAACCAAGGTACAGTCGGTCGCCCGTGACTTTGTACTCCCAAGGTTCTGGGGTTTTGATGCCTTCGGTGGGCGACATAATATATCCATCTGGAAGCCTCATAACGCTTTGCAGCGTAATAAAATCACTTGGCAATTCTACGCCTGTGTTTTTAAAATCATAAGGAGCAACAAGTTCATCGCCTAACCAAACTTCTTCCTGCTTGCTGATAGCGGAATTCATCTCTTCTTCGTCATATATTTTTATCTTTTCAAGAAAATCTGAGTTACGCAAAGCGTATGAACCATTAAAATATCTCAAACATTCGTTGATAGATTCTCTAATTTCAAAATCAGAAAATCTTGTTTCGTTAAAATCTTTGGTTTTGAAACGTATAAGACGATTGAGTTCTTTGAATGTAATTGCCATAACTGCTCACCTCAAAAATATTTCTTGGGAATCAGCGGAGCATATTCTCTGTGAACCTCAAAAAACTTCTGCATCAGCTTTGTATATTCGCCCATGTCGCCTGCTCGCTGCGCTTTCTGCGCCTCGATGAGCCAAGGGTCGTACATGAACATCTCGCAGGGAATAACGCCCATAGAGCGGAACTCTGCACCGTTTCTGCCGAGGGTGCCTCTGCCGCCGCCCTCTTTTTCAATCATGCGTGCAACTTCTGCACCGACACTGTGGTCGTATTTGTTTACGACGTGAAAACGATTCTTCTCGTCGATAAAAGTATCTTGCTTTACAAGCACTGATAGCACCTCCGTTATTGTTTATTTTTAACTGGAGCTGGGTACGAGACTCGAACTCGTATGAGACGCTTACAAAGCGACCATGTTGCCATTACATCAACCCAGCATATTATGGAGCTGACAGCAGGAATCGAACCTGCAACCTTAGCTTTACGAAAGCTCTGCACTGCCTGTTGTGCTATGCCAGCATATAAGAAAACCCCTCGAAACCGAGGGGTTTAAAGTGGTCGAAATCGACTAGGTTAGACTAGCGCTTGATACCTAAGATAGCGCCGGAAGCACGAGGGGCGGTGATTTTCAGACCGAGCCAGGACTCAATACGCTTTGCATCAGACGTGCCGGTCTTAGGCAGGTCGAAGGTGCGAGTCTTTTGGAACCATTTCAGCAGCATGTAGTCAGTATCCATGATGAAGATGCTGCTGTCCGGGAGCATACGGTGAGACTCTGCGGTCAGAGTGCCGTAGTCGGTCTGGATAACGTCAGCTACCAGTTCCAGTTTGCGACCTTTGGTCATGTCGCGATTGATGGTCGTGGAAGCAGTCACCAACTGGCTGAATTTACGCTTCTTCGCAGGGGACATATAAGCCTTGGTCGGATTACCGCCGCGGTTATAAACCATCTCCATGACGTTGTTTAAATCATCCAAAGTATAGTCAGCAGCACCGCCGAGGGAGATTACGTTATTCTTGATAATCTTCACAGCGGTACCGGCAGCAGAGGGCTTAACCTGCTCTTCGGCGATTTTCTCAATAGCGCCCTTGAGGGTGTTATACAGAGTGAATTTGGTTGCCGGAGTAGTGTCGTCGAGGCGGATGTAGTAAATCGTCTTGGTTTTTAGACCAGTCGGCATGCTGGTTGCATCGAAGTACACGAAGTCGCCAGTCTTCATGTCATGAGCTGCGCTTGCAGTAATTACGCCGTCGGTGGTGGAAACGGTAACGTCGAGAGTTTCTTCCTTCATGAAGTACGGAATGCCGCCCGTCATGGCCGGGGTTGTGCCGCTTTCCGCACGGCTGACAGTGTTGGACACGATAGCATACTCAATATCATGAGCATGTTCCTTCATGCGGTTGGTCATCAAGCGAGCCAGCTCGTCCTTTTCGCGATACACCTTGGATACCTTGCGCTGCGCTTCGGTAACTTTCAGAGTGTTTACGAAATACTGGTTGTGGTTCTGCAAGCCCTGCAGAGAACCGCCCTTTTCCGCAGTGTACTCTTCATCTTCCAGATGGGCGTTTACTTTCGGGGGATTCAGATGCTCGCTCATCCACTCGAAGAACAGAGTCTCGGAGTTTTCAGAAGGCAGCATGGATAAGAATTTGGTTTCTTCGGGAGAGATGTTAGTGATAACTTCACTCATATCCTCCGCGTGGCCGATGGCTTCCGTGGTATGAGATTGGGAAGCAGAAGGGCCAAGATTACGATTAATGTCTTTGATTGCCATTAAATTTTCACCTCATTGTTCAAAAAATTTATTAACAAAAATCTTTCGGCCTCGGGGAAAGCCTTGGGATTTTTATTTCTGGTTTTGCTTTAGGAAATCAGCCATCCATTGTACACGTTCGCGTTGGCTGGCGTTACGCAAAGCTTGATAATCCGGGACGTATTTTTTCGTCACGGTTGCGCCGTCACCGGCTCGCTCGGTTACTGGAGGCCTAGCTGCTCGCTTCGGAGTAGTAGACAGCTTATTTTTTCGAGCGTAGTATTCCTTGCGACTGCGCTCATAATACATACGCAGTTTCACAGCCTGCGGCTCGGTAATAGTGCCTTTGTTAAGAGCATCAAAAATAGGGATAAGTTCAGATGCTTCTTTGTAAGGCAGCTCGTTGACGCGTTGTACCATAAACTTGTCAATAGCGTCGAAATTTGGCTCGGTTCGCTTTGCTTCGGTTACGAACTCGTTGATACCGCCGTATACCTCAGCTCGCTTCTGGCGAGCCGCGCTTTCTTCGGCGTATTTATTTTGCAAAGTACGGACAATGTCATCACGATGCCACTGCTTCGCAAGCTTATAGTTGATTACGCGCGGGTCGTCATCATCCATAAGGCTGATATTCTCAAGCTCATCGTTGCTCAAACCTGCATCATGTGCAGCTCTCATGCTGGCTTCCTGCTCCAGATTCATAAGGAACTGCTGCTGTTGCGCGCGTTGCTGCTCTGGCGAAAGCTGTTGTTGTGCCAGAAGCTCTTGCTCTTGCTTCTTTTTGGCTTCAACCTGCGCATTGTACTGGGCTTGCGCCTGCTGGATTTTAATGCTTGCGACCTGCGCCCTATACTCGTCGGGCACACGACGCTCGTCGATGTTGCCTGCGCTGATAGCCGCGGTCAATTCTTCGAGCGAATACTTCTCGACAGGCTGCTGCATCTGCTCATAAGCTTGCTCTGCAATATTGGAAACAGTCTCTTCGCCTACATCTGGTTCACCAGTTTCACCTTCACTCGGCTCGTTGCCCGTTTCGTCATTAGCAGAGTTGTCGTCTGGAACAAACTTCAAGGAGCGCTTTCCGTTAGCATCCTCTACAAGCTGATAGCGTCCGGTGTCGCCCTCAAAGCGCATACCGCCCAAGTCGTTGTCGGATTCGCCGTCGCTGCTAGGCTCTCTGTTGGCTTCTACGGAGCTTTCTTCGCCTGCGCCAGTGTTTGTGCTAGCATCGTAAGTTTCGACGCTCTGAGAGTCCACAGGAGCCGCAGACGGGGCTTCGTTAGCAGTATTTGTTACGATACCTTCATCCATGGTTTTTACCTCCTAAAAAATTAGCTCTGGCCTGTAATTTCGGTCAGAGCTTTGTCTTTTTGCTTACCCATGTAGGCAGCATGTTCGAGCATTTCTACCAACCGGCAGACCGCTCTATAATCACTGAGCTGCTGCTCAATATCGCCGCCAGAACGTGCTGCTTCCAGCATCTTTGCATCGGCCTCTTTCTTCATCGCAAACGCATATTTATAAACCGCCTCAGCGTCCTGCCCGTCAACAACAATCTGTTGCAGGACAGTAATGCGAGAAGCGATATTACGGATTTGTCTTTCGTTTCGTTTAATCATTTTTTATAAGCACCTCGTGTTCAGCAATCGCTCTCTCGGTAGTGTCAATACCCAGCTTCTCTTTGAGATATTTACGCTGCGCATCTGGCGGCAGGTTTTCAAGGCTGAGGTTAACGCGCGGAACAGAAGATTTAGCAATAGCAAGCTGCAAGCTGTTTTGCAGAGCTTCGGCCTGTGCCTGTGCTGCTGCCTGCTGTGCGGCCATAGCCTGTTGTTGCGCTTCCGGAGATTCTGGGTCAAGCAGATATTGAGAAACATCACGCAAGCCGAGCGCTTCGAGCAGTTTCACGACGAGGTTGTACCAGCTCTTTGCGTTGACGATGCCTTGGGAGGCAAGCTGCGGATAAATCTGGTTCAAGACAAGCATCAAATACTGAATCTGCGCTTCCCTTGTGCCTGCACCCTGCCCGACATTAACAATTAAATCATAGTCAATGTCCAAATCTTCCTTGCGGATAGAGAGAGTTTTGTTGGTCAATCGAATCATCTGCTCATCTTCCAGATATTTCTGGTTCAGCAGAATGACAAACTTGTAAATCGGAATGAAGAAACGTTCTGCGATAGAACGTGCAACCATCTTGTTGCGCTTCTCTGCCATTCCCAAAATCGCAGTAACACCCGTCGCCGTTTGATTTAACGAGTTAGAATCAAGTCCTTGATTATATCTTGTACTACCAGACTGACTCTCGATTTCGTTCTGCGCATAGTTGATTACGTCCATCGTTAGACCTGCAAGTGGCAAGCTCGGTGGCGTAAGCACAGCGGTTCCGGGGTCGCCCTGCGTCGAAATAATCTCATCACCTTCCAGCAGCGCATCCATATCCACCATACGCTCGTTGACGAAGACGCGAGGAGCGTTGTTCTTTGCCACATTCGTGATAATCTGGCGCATCACCGCAGTCTTCAAATCCTGTTGTTGCTCCAGCATGTCAGTAGAGCTGTCGCGATTGAATACGGCATTCGGGTCGTATTCCGCAGAGCAAATAAAGAACGGTGGGAAGCCATAATCGTTCTCGGAAATGCGGATTGGCTCATCTCCCACAGCGTGAACAATGACGTTTTCGTAGATGCCATCGTTGTTCCAGTCAACCTGCAAATATGCCTCGTAAAGCTCTACTTCTTTCGACGCGTTATCTTCGTCGCTCGGTCGCTTGAAGCTGTCCGCCCTGTCAACGTCATTAGAGCGGTCAAGCATCGTGGAGCTGGTATCACCGGGGTCGTATTCTTCCAGTGCTTTGTCGATATTTTTATAAACGCCGTCCATTTCGCGCTGTTTCAGATAGCTGCCGCGCACAATCTTACGGTGCGCAACAAACTTGCAGTCCTGCAAATTCGGAGCATCTGGCGTATAACGCAGTTCGCTCGACGGCACATACTCAATAACAGGATGGTTTGCAGTAACCTTGACTTCTTCGTAGGTACACTTCACAAGGTCATCCACGCCGTCGCCCAGCTCGGCAAATTCTAAATTCTGAATTTTACCTGTACCTGCGCCTTCCATCAGGCCAATAATCTGCTCCAAGTTTTGCAAATCTAGCAGAAACTCCATCTTTACGCGCTTTTCTTCGTGCTTCCACCAGACTTTCGCTACCGCAAAGTTCTCACTTAACGCGCAGCGCAATGCAGCTTGGCAGAAGTGATACCAGTCATTCTTCTTCTCAAGCTGATAACGTACAAGCTCCTGCACCTTGGAAGCAATCTCGTCGTCATCGACGTTTACGCCTTTGACAGAAAGCGGAGCATCTGTGCCACAGAAAGCCTCCATCATGCCAGTCAGAATCCAGTTACAGGAAGTCTTTACGTCCTTGGAAACCCAGCGAGAGGTCTGGGATAAGATAGGGAATTTCTTGTCATAATACTCTGCCGTGCCTTGATAAACATCACGGCGATGCAGGATTCGCGGTTCCATGACCTCGGTATATTGCGTGTTAGCGATATTACGGCACTCTCGGAAAGACTTCATAATCTTTTCTTTCTGCGCCTCGGTAATACTATCTAGCGAAAGCGGCTCTCGACTCGGTGCGCTGGACATTTTAAGCATTTCCAGAGGGTCTTGCACACCCATAGCTGCCTGCGGATTCGGCATACCGGTTTGTGGCTGCTGCGGAAGCGCTCCGCCTGTCATGGTGCCAACCGCAGCCTTATTCATGCCAAAGTCCGAGTTAGTCGCCTGCCACGAGGAACGGTGAACCTCGCTGTCCGCAGCCTGCGCCAGCTTATCATTTAAATCAGCCATGCAACATCACCGCCTTAGAAAAATTCCGTCAGCACGCAGTCGCCGCCAATAACGTATAAGTTATCAACGTTTGTCGTTGTCACCGGCAAAATAGTAGTCGTGCCAGCAGGAACAGCCATGCCCGTGGCCGCAGTAACGTCCTTGCCGCCGATATACACGGTGCTCTCGCCAGCCGTAATAGCGATTCCGTGGCGGCCTGTACGCTGCAATGCAGCGACCTCCGGACTTGCTGCCACAACAGCCTTTGTTGCTGACAGCTTCGTTGTCTTAATATCATCTACTGGATATAAAAGCATTGTTTATACCTCCGGATATTCGTCAATAATTTGAATGCCATACGCCACTGCACATTCACGTTCGATTTTGCAACCACGAGCCTCGTCCCAGTCTGCTGTAAAGTAAGCAACATCAGCATCAGCCAACATTCGGATAGATTCAGCCATATACTTTAAAGGATGCGTACCTTCTTCAAAATCAAAGAAAGTTTTCAGCATCTCAAATTCTTCGTTTGGGAATTTCTCTTTCATTAACTTGATTGCTTCTTTTCTTACTTCTACAATTTCTTCAAAAGTTTTCCCATTCATAGGGCAAGAAACGAATAACTTTTTCATGTTTGTACCTCCATCACATCTTGCCATATTTACGCGTCAAACCAAGCTTCTTAGCACGCATAAAGGCATTTCGTCTCGTATTATTAACAGGAAAAGCAAAGGTCAGACACAATGCGTCCGCCAAGTCGGGTGAATAGCCTGTCTTATCCTTGATGCTCTCCTTCGATTCAAGCTTGATACGGTTTAAGCCGTCAAAACTGTACTCCGGCATCGAAAGCTCCTGCCTCAGCTCCGGCATGTACGGCAAATCGCCGCCCTGTTCGAGCCATTGTCGGCAGCTATCCCACATCTCTGCACGCTTATTGACGTAGCGAGTGTCTAGGATAGCCTTGCCGCCAAACGGAACCTCAATGACCTGCTTATAGCCTAATTGCCGCAGGCGGTCAATAACACCTTCGCCACGGCCTGCATCAATGAACACAACGTCTGGCATCCAGTCGTCAATCTCTTGCGCTAACATACCGGCAAAAGTCATGTTGTCGACCTCTTTTCTTGTCTTTGGCTCCCAGACCTTTAGTCCCTGTCTGCGTATCATTACACTGCGGTCATCACCGAAACGCGCAACGTCCACGCCCAGAATCTTCGGCAAGTCTTTATACTCAGCCTCAGACAGCTCCCTGCTCATTGCCTCGTTGATGGAATCGAGAGAAATAAGCTTGTTGGAAGCATTTGCAGCAAAGTCGCAGTAAAGCTCTTGTCGAATCTCGGCAGGAGTCATCTCACGCTTCATCTCTTCCAGCTCTTCCGCCGGAATGATGCCAGTCTGGTCAACATCATACAAGCATGTGAACCAAGAATTATTCTTCTTCGCCTTCAAGTAAATGTCGTAGAACTGGTTCTGGCCTTTAGGAGTACCAATAAAAACAGCCCAGCCACGACGGTCTGACAAGGCAGGTCTGATAACCTCACCCCACAGCTCCTTACGTATCTGGGCATATTCATCTATTACTACACCGTCCCAGTACGTACCACGAAGGCCGTCTGGACGGTCAGCACCGATAATGTAAATTCTTGCGCCACGCACATTCGGATGAAAGCTCGGCAACTCTACATAAAGCTCACTCTCGTTAATCTTGCGTCCCGGTATCGCCGCAGTATATCGCTTGAGATAATCCCACGCAATCATCTTGGCCTGCTTCAAGAACGGAGCAAGATAAGCATAGTTAGGAGCTTCGTATTTCGTCATGGTGACAGCTTTCTTGATGATGTGATTAATGCTGCCAACCGACTTGCCAAAACGTCTGTGAGCAACGATTACAGAGAACCTGTACTGTTCTAGAGCTGGATGCAGTATATCTCTCCAGAATGGTCTTGGCACATAGTCTATCTCGATTACATTACTCGCTATTGCCATTGTCATCCTCCTCTACGAAGGAGAAACCAGCAGGCATCTCAATCTTATAACCGCTAGGCTGCGCAGCAGGCTCTTCCACGACCTCAGCAGGCTTCTCAGCAAGCTCTTTTGGCAGCTCGCTCTCCGTTGCGCTCGTGTTGATGGTATCACCCTTCCAAGCAAACGCAATCGGCATACCGTTGTCGGCCGTGAGCTGCTTTGTGGTCTTTTCCTCCCAACCAGCATTGTTCTTCAAAGACAAAGCAATACCGGCAGGAGCTTTGGAATAAACCAGCTTGCCCTCAAGATAATCCTCAAGTCTTAAGCATCCGTCTGCTACGACAGCGCCGAAAGCTTCATCACGCTTATCAGCATACTCCAGCATCTGTCTGCGCGTCTGGAAACCTAGATACCTTGCAAGACCGCTATATGTCGGCACCTTGAACTCCTTGATTTTCTCATTCCCGTCTCGGTCATAAGTGATTCTCAAGCAGTAATCAAAATACTCATCAATCTTTCGTTTCATGCTGTCCGGAGTGGGATATAACGCCGTTACATGCCCTCCAGCACAAAAAATATCACTCATAGGCTTCCTCCTCCCTCCGTGTATAAATTAAAAGCCCTACGCCTAGCATACGGAGGTTGATATGCTAACCCTGACGGCATAGAGCTTTTAAAGCAATAAAAAAGCACTGCAATTTCTTACAGTGCAAAATAAACTTGTGTATGACCACCTCTAAGACTAGGTACTTAAAAATTAGAGGTACCCGGTATAGGGGGTATGTTTTATAGGGTAAATAGCTAAGGAATGGTAAGTGTAAAAGAAAAAGAGCAATGATATTGCATTAACTATAAGCTTTATATCTAAAAGCTTTATTTTCAAGCTGACTAGATATAGGGTGTTGGATAAAGGCGACTCTAGGCTAGGTACTTACACCAGGCAGGGTGGGGTATGGGTACACCCCTAAAATATAGGGTAAAATCTACGTCCGATAATACATCTTATGTTAAATTATGCCCTATTACCCTTGTTTTAGAGGGTATAACACCCTATAAAGCTATAAGAATATACCATTATAGCTATGATTGATATACCTATTAGCCTTTACTCAATCAACATTACCATAATCTACATTACTTATATCGTTGCTTACATAATAATGATGTAAGCAACTTCTAACCATTACCATTTATAATGATACGGTTCTTTAAAGCCCTGCTTATCACTGTTACCATTATACCACGACTTTGCCGTTGCTTATCGTGCGGATAAGCAAAAATTTTTCGTTTTTTGAGTACCTGCGAAAAAATACAAATATCGGAATATTCTGTATAATATAGACAAGGAACCGCCCCGAATCCTAGAAAGGGCAAAGTTCCCCAGCTCCTCGAATCCTAGAAAAGGAGTTCCGAACCTTGATAACTTCATAGCAGGGCGAATTGAGTGCCCGAAAACTCAATCAGCTTTTTAGCACGCTTACCGTGTTAAGAGCCAGAGATGTACCGCACTACCTGGTTAACGCTTGCAATTACGTAAGTGGCGCTGGGATAGGGACAGAAGCGAGTACCTGCCGTAATGACGGCACGACGGATAGTATTTCGGAAATAGGGTAAATCCTATTCCGCCTAGCAGGGAAAGTCACGTAGTTGAAATCATCAAGGGAGAAGGGTACGTTGACGGAAATCAATATTGTAGTGTGCCGTGATAAAAGCTGACATGCAAATACATTTTCCACCACCTTTTGGAATGGGTGGGGAACAAAACGCTTGCCTACTGGCTTGTTTACGCAAGTTTATAGGCTGGCAGGCAGGCACGACGTTCCCTCCACCTTTAAACGCCCGACTTCATTATTTGAAGTAGGTGATTTTATGAAAAGATGGACAAAAGCTGACGAATACAAGTGGCGCTGCGAGCAGGCAGATTTGAGAAAAGGCGAAACTAAACGCCTGGACTCTAAAAAAGGCTATTACCGTGCCGAAAAGGGAAAAGCGGTAAAGCCCAAAGAGGAAAAAAACAAAGGCGTTGTACTTATCCGCAAGTACTATCGTTCCTCCATAACTACAGAATTTTCGCCTAGCGAAAAGACTGGCACGCTAACAGATAGAGAGTTCTTTAAAGCTCTCTACGCATAACAATTTGTCGGGCGTTTAAAGGTGGATATACCCCAATGTTAAGAAAAGGCAGGTAGCAAAATGGTAAAGAAAAGGTTGAAATTGAAGAGCGGGCTGGTGCTGGAAACACACTTGCACGGCTCCGCCGTGACACACGCTTACTTCATCGGTAGCAAACAACTTACACGCTTTGAACAAATAAGCGTGGTAAAGTTAGCAGAAAAGCACCGCTTACCAATCGCGCAATTTGCGCACTATGTCGGCTTTGACTTATCAAGTCGAAGCGTCTGCGCCAAATTGCTAATTTGAGCGCCTACGCAAGACGCCACCCGTTGACGTCTTGCCATGGTAGCTTAATGTTACCTAAGAAACATGAAAAAAGGCGGAATATGATTATGGAAATGAAAAATTGTGCTAAATGTGCTAACTGCGGCAAAGCCTGCTACCGTGATGACCTCGTAAGCGTTTACGTTGGTCGCGGTTGGGAGGATTGGTGCCAAGATTGCTGTGACGATTCCACATTCGTTTGCGAACATTGCGGCTATATGATTTTCAACGAAGCCTGCAACTATATTGATGGTTGCAAAATTTGTATTGACTGCACTATGTGCTCCGATTGTTACCGAATCTGCGAGCGCTGTGGCGAAATCCACCATGAGGACAACATGGAATACAGCGACCGTTTAGGCGGCTATGTTTGCGACGATTGCCGCACCGGCACAAGTGATTCACAGTCACCACAGCAGGAGGATAATTTTCACGCCCGTGTACAAGCGTTACGTTCCCGTAACGAAAAGCAGAATGGCGATTGCATGGAAATTTTAACCATGCTTGTAATTCTTGCCGTTCTCTTCATGGCGACGTTTTGACGCTATGGCAAGCGTCCGACACAGTTCGGGCGTTTGTAGAGTGTGTCAAAAGACTACTCTACCGCTGTAAAAGGTAGTATACGGCGGTATTACCCAACTACCAACCGACTAATCAAAAGGTGGAATTGTACTATGGATATGGAAAATGCTAAAGATGTTGAACGCGAATGCGCTGAAAAGATGGTAAACACAGTATTTTGTGAAGTTTGCGGTAGTCTTATCCCCGTGAGCGAAGCTGTTGAAACATGCGACCATTACCACGTATGTCAAGATTGCGTTGAACGTGAATACGTTGAATGCAATTGCTGCGGTGAGCTGATTCCCCGTGACGACGCAAAAGAAGGCACTGATGGTGAAATCTATTGCGAGAGCTGCTTCGACGACGACTTCTTCGTTTGCCCTCATTGTGGCAAAGTTGAATATATCGACGACGCCATCGCAGTATATGACGACGCTGACATGGATAGAGCTGACTTTGCACTGTGGTGCAAGGAGTGCGCCACAGAAGACGCACACCGTTGCGACGACTGCGAGCGCTATTTCCGCTACAGACAAGACGTAAACGAGGATGACGCAGGGCATTGCCTCTGCGATACATGCTTCGATGAAGGGAATTACCGCCGCTGTGAAGACTGTAATGAAATCCTCTCAGAGGATGACCAATACTACAGCGATATTGACGACTGCTGCTATTGCGAGCACTGCCTCCCAAAAGACGGCGGGGACGTCATCCACAACTACCACAGCGGTATTCGCCCGTTGAACTGGCATGGTGGTATCGGCAATATTCGCGACCGCCGTGACCATCTCTTCATGGGCTGGGAACTGGAAATTGACCGTGACTACTGGAGCAAGCAGACGGCATACGATGCAGAGTGCATTGTCAACGCCGCAGGTTACGACGTGGACGAATCCATCGTCTGCGAACAGGACGGTAGTTTGAACCACGGTTTCGAGCTTATCAGCTCTACCGCAACACTTGACTATCATCTGAACCATTACGGTATCGACGATTTGATGAAAGAGGCCGTTGAGCTGGGTTACACCAGCCACGACGCAGGAACTTGCGGCTTACATGTACATGTTGACCGCACGTATTTCCTTGACGCTTTCGAGAACCCCGAAAACAATGCCTGCATCATCCTTGTGAATAACAAGGCTTGGCTTAAAAAATTCAGCCGCCGTGACAATTTTGAATACTGTGAATTCCCCACAGTAAATGTGGAGCCGTTCTACCCCGAGGAGTTCAAAACCGGCGTCCCCGACGTATTGGACAAGCTTCCCGAGCGTGACGCTATGGCGACTCTGGAAGAGATGCGCCATAAAATGCGTGACCATTATCATGCTCTTAACTTCAGAGGCAATTCTACAATCGAATTCCGCTTCAATCGTGGTACGTTAAGCCCCGAAACTTTCAAGGCAACATTGCAACTTATCCAAATGTATGCTGATGCTATCAAGCACAGCCGTTTGGACACAGCTTGCAAGATTAGCTTGAAATGGTTCCGTCGCGTAGCGAAACAACGCGGTTATACCGAGTTTCTCAGTTATCTGAAGCGTCACAACATCCAGTAATTTAAGCGCAAACGCAGGGCATCACTTCGGTGGTGTCTTGCAGGGGTAGCTTAAAACTCCCAAATATTTCAAAAAAGACTAACTATAAAAAGTCAAGGAGGTAAAGATAAAAAACTTAAACCAAATAGA